GAATATGTAAGAAAAAGAATTCTTCGTCAAACTGATGCAGAGATTATTGAAATTGATGCTCAAATTGATGATGAAATTGAAAAAGGTATTATTCCAGATCCAAATGCACCAGTTGATGAGATGGGTAACCCAATTCCACCAGATGGTGCAGTCGATGGTGGACCTGCGCTTGGAGAAGTTCCAATGGAACCAACCGCTGCTCCAGCACCAGAAATCCCATCCGAACCCAAAGGTGGGAAGATATAAATAATCTTATAAATATAAACTACTTTTTATGGAAGAACTTATCGATTTGATCGCAACCGATGGAGCACCTTCGGATGTTTCTGATAAAATTAAAGAATTATTATATACTAAAGCTGCCGAAAGAGTAGATGCTGCTCGCCCAGAAATAGCATCACTAATGTTTGGTGATGCCGATCAACCAGGAGAAGATGAATAATGGCAATAAAAATTGTTCAAAACGTAAATAGAATTTCTCCTACAGTTTCTGTAGCAGCTACGAGTAATCCAATTGCACTCAAAAGTGGTTATATTCGTGTTGCTTGTGCTTCAACAGCAGTATATGTAGAAACTGGTGGAGATCCTGTAGCTACTGTTAATTCTTTCTTAATTTCTCCTTTTGGAAATGAAGTTTTGAAAGAAAGAATCGCAAAGCAACAAATAGCAGGAATTACTACAGGAACATCAACTGTCATTACTTTTGACAATAATGCTGGAAATCCATTTTTAGTTGGTGATTATGTAACAATTGAAAATGCTCAACCTGCAGGAATTAATACAGTTCATAGATTAATAACTGCTACAACTGATGCATCAGTTACTATTGCTGCAAATACATCTTCAATTGTTGGTGTAATTACTGCAACTGGTGCCACTCTTTCTAGAAGTGTAAAAGTTTCTGCTCTAGCAGTTGGCGGATCCACAGATGTAAGCATCACAGAAGTCGTTCAATTAGTCTCAGAATAAAAAAATGAAACTCATCACAGAAGAAATTCAAAAAGTAGAATTTATCGTAGAAGGCAAAGGATCTGCCAAAAAAATGTATATTGAAGGTGTTTTCCTCCAAGGAAACATCTGCAATAGAAATGGCAGAATGTATCCTATGGAAACTCTTTCACGTGAAGTAAAAAGATATGATGAGAGTTTCATTCAAAAGGGTCGTGCTTTGGGTGAACTCGGTCATCCAGATGGACCAACTGTAAATCTTGATCGTGTTTCTCATAAGATTGTTTCACTCACTCAAGAAGGAAATAATTTTAGAGGTAAGGCACAACTTCTAGAAACTCCAATGGGTAAGATTGCAAAATCTCTTATTGGTGAAGGAGTTTGTCTTGGTGTTTCTTCTCGTGGTGTTGGTTCACTCAAGATGACCAATGAAGGTCATAAAATTGTCGGTGAAGATTTTATGCTTGCAACTGCTGCTGATATCGTTGCCGATCCTTCTGCTCCTGACGCTTTTGTTCAGGGAATTATGGAAGGTAAAGAGTGGGTTTGGGAAGGAGGAATTCTTCGTGAAAAACTCGCTGAGTCAACTAAGCGTAGAATCAATACATTAGTTGATGAAAAAACTCTTCAAGAACATAAAGTACAATTGTTCCAAGAGTTTCTTTCAAATCTATAATTTATAAATAAATATAGATTATATACAAGAATCTAAACAAATGTCCGTTGGTAGAAATTTACAAGAAATGGAAAACGTAGTAACCAAAGGGGCTGCACCTGCCGAACCAATGCACAAACTAACTGGAGCAACTCCAGGACAAACTGCTGGTTGGGAAGATCTTGGTGGACCTACCCCAGAAAATTATCGTCCCGATGACGAGTCAGCACATCTCAAAACTCCTGGCGCGACTCTTGCTCAAGTAAGAAATGTCGTTAATGCCAAAGCTGCCGCTGCCGAGCCTATGAAGACTGTGGCAAAGGAAGAGACAGAAGAGGATGAGGATCTTGTTGATGAGGAAGAGGAACTCGAAGAGGGCGAAGAGGAAGTAACCGAAGCCAAGCACGAAGAAGAGGAAGAAGAGGAAGAAGAAGAGGAAGAAGAGGAAGAGGGTGGTAAAAAGAAAAAGAAAATGGAAGAAGAGTTTGACATCGAAGAAGATGTCAATGCTCTCCTCGCTGGTGAGGAGCTTTCTGAGGAATTCCAAGAGAAAGCACGTACCATTTTTGAGGCAGCACTTAAGTCTAAGGTTGCCGAAATTAAAGAGTCACTTCAATCTTCCTATGAGCAAACGCTTGTAGAAGAAATTGAAGCGATTAAGGAAAGCCTCACCGATAGAGTTGATGCTTACCTTGAGTATGTTGCTGACGAGTGGATTCAAGAGAATGCACTTGCAGTTGAGCACGGTCTTAAGACTGAGATGACCGAATCATTCCTTGCTGGAATGAAGAGTCTTTTTGAAGATCATTATGTAACAATCCCTGAAGATAGATATGATGTAATCGAGAGTATGGTAGATAAACTTGATGAAATGGAAGAAAAACTCAACGAGCAAATTCAAAGAAATGTTGCTCTGAATAGAAGATTAGCCGAGTCGGTTGCTGATGTAATCTTTGCTGAAGTCACTGAGGGTCTTGCACTTTCTCAGAAGGACAAACTCGCTTCTCTTGCCGAAAATGTTGAGTTTGATAGTGAAGAGAGCTATCGTGAGAAACTAGTAACTCTGAGGGAATCATACTTCCCATCCAGAACTGCTGGTACTCAAAGAAACGCTAGTGAAAATCTGTCTGAGGAAACTGATTTGAATATTCAATCAGTTGGTGGCACAATGGGTGCATATCTTCAGACTCTCCAAAGAGTTTCTAAAAAGTGATTTTTAAATCATAAATCAAACTAACACTTCTAAAGAGGTAAAAACCAAATGCAAATGTTCAATACCGAGCAATTGCAGGAGAAGTGGGCACCGCTCCTAGACTACGAAGGTCTGGATCCTATCAAAGATTCACATCGTAGAGCTGTAACCGCAATCCTGCTCGAAAACCAAGAGAGAACCATCCGCGAAGAGCGTGAGTTCCTCTATGAGTCCCCAACCAATAGCACCGGAACCAGCACAGGAACTGGTACTGGATTTAGTGCTGCAAGCACGGGTGCTATGCAAGGTTTCGATCCCGTACTGATCTCACTGATCCGTCGTTCGATGCCTAACCTGATCGCTTACGATCTTTGTGGCGTTCAACCAATGAACGGTCCTACTGGACTGATCTTTGCAATGCGTTCACGTTACACCAGCCAGTCTGGAACTGAAACCTTCTACAACGAAGTTGATTCGGCATTCTCTGGTCAGAGTGCATCGTTCGACCAGACCGAAGGTTGGACAAACGGTGCTGTTGGTATGGGTACTACTGCCCAGCAAGGCACCAACCCAGGTGTTCTAAGCCCAACAAACCAAACAGCAAACGCTAGTGGCGCCGACATCTATAACGTCGGTCAGGGTATGAGAACTGATAATGCAGAATCGCTTGGCGAATCTGATCAGTTCAACCAGATGGCATTCTCGATCGAGAAAGTCACCGTAACTGCAAAGTCACGTGCTCTGAAAGCTGAGTACTCACTTGAGCTTGCTCAGGACCTCAAGGCAATCCACGGTCTGAATGCTGAAGCGGAATTAGCAAACATTCTCTCAACTGAGATTCTTGCTGAAATCAACCGCGAAGTTATCAGAACGATCTACAAGATTGCTAAGCCTGGTGCTCAAGTTAATACCGCTACCGCTGGTACTTTTGACCTTGACGTTGACTCCAACGGTCGTTGGTCAGTTGAGAAGTTCAAGGGTCTGATCTTCCAGATCGAGCGCGACGCAAACGCAATCGCCCAGCAAACTCGTAGAGGGAAGGGTAACACTATCCTTTGCTCTGCTGACGTTGCTTCGGCACTTGCAATGGCTGGTGTTCTCGATTACACCCCTGCACTCAACGCTAACCTGAACGTTGATGACACTGGTAACACCTTCGCTGGTGTTCTCCAAGGTAAGTATCGCGTATACATTGACCCATATTCGGCAAACGTATCTGCTAACCAGTTCTACGTTGTCGGTTATAAGGGTTCTAGCCCATACGATGCTGGTCTGTTCTATTGCCCATATGTACCTCTGCAGATGGTACGTGCCGTTGGCGAGAACACCTTCCAGCCTAAGATCGGCTTTAAGACCCGTTATGGAATGGTTGCAAACCCATTCGCTGAGGGTCTTACCGCTGGCGCTGGTGCTCTGACCACCAATGCAAACACCTACTACAGAAGAGTTAAGGTTGCTAACCTGATGTGATCTAATTCACAACTCGATCAAGAGGGTCTTCGGACCCTCTTTTTTTATCTAAATACAAATAAAAGACTATGGCAAGTGCTTTTGCTAAGCAGATACAAAATAGAAATTTTTTGTCGCCTGTTGGATTTAAATTTACTTTGTCTAAAGATCCACAAGTAACATTTTTTTGCAATTCGGCAAGAATTCCCGAAATTACACTATCGTTAGCACAACAACCAACATATTTAAAAGATATTGATGTTCCAGGAGGAAAACTTCAATATGGTGATTTATCTTTAAGATTTTTGGTAGATGAAGATATGGTCAACTATATGGCAGTTCATAATTGGTTGACTGGATTGGGATTTCCAGAAACTACAAAGCAATATGCAGATTTAATTACAAATAATGATGATATT